TACGCACTGAGAGCTTCTTAATCTCATTGGTTTTACCTGAGTACAAGTAATCATCGTATAAGGCCTTCCAACCGAAGTGGTAAGGGTTCTTATCATTTAGGCTGTTATAGAGCACACTTACTGCCTGACCTTCTACAGTCTCAAGGTATGTAGTGAGGGCTGCTTTAGTATCAGTGAGACTCGTAGTACTGATACTTGATCTAGGTACACCAAATATGTAGTTATCCGTGTCTAAGGCTCTGTTATAGGCCTGTTTCCACTTAACAGGCATAGACGTACTTCTGATACCTGTCACGCACTCTCCAAGGCTTTTGGAGTCCATACTAGGCCTTAGATTTAGCTTCCTCTCTGCTATATACTTTTGCATACCATAATCAGCAGAGCTGCTATAGTTTTCGTCATCTAGCAGTCTCTGTGTTACTGAACTTCTATACGTCTTACTACCCATAATATTCACCCATAAAAAAAGGACATTGTCTCCAATGCCCTTTATCATATACTAAACCAATTAAACAATAGTAACATCAATACCACTCATGATTGACTGCACTGCTTTACCAATAGTTGTGTCTTCCAACTTATTGTTAGCATCAGCTCTGTTACCATCAGGGTCATTTTGATTTCTAACTATCCATGTGTCTATCAATAACTTAGCAGCTGTTTGTTGTGCGCTACGTAAGAAAGTTTTTGATTGCTCCTGTATTAAATTATTGTTATAGGCCAATACAGAGTCTTCAGTTAAATCAGAACCATCTACCTGAGCTTTCTCAGTTTTAGTCTTCTGGTCATAAAAAGATTTCTGTGAAGTGGTCAGTGCTACCTCTGCAGGTAGTTTATTAGCTAACTCATATTTAGTCAGTAATATCTGCTCTGCTTTTAACAACAAGTCTTTACTACTTAGATCCAATTGAGCTTGTTTAACCAACAGCTCTTTAGTTCCTAAATCAATTTGATTTTGCTTGAGTAAAATATCTTTAGTGGCTAAATCAATCTGAGCTTGCTTAACAAGTATCTCTTTATCAGATAACGCTAACTGCTTTTCTTTAAGTGTGATATCAGATTGTATAGACTCTAATTCCACTGCCTGTTTGAAGTCACGCTCAAATACGAGCATATCCCACTGAACATCTTTAAGTTTAGTATCAGCAGTAATGGATTTGGTTTGCTCATCAATCTGATCACGTTGTGCAACAGTGTTAAGTGTTTGTTGTACGACTTGAGCTTCTTGTACTGTAACGAGTGATGTCTGTGCTTCAGTGGCTTCCAACTGAGCGGGTAGTATAAAGTTGGTCTGATAATCTGTCTGTCTTGTATTGGCTAATACCATTGCTGCATTAGCATTCTCAGTTGTAATCTGAGCTTCAAGTAGCGCAGCTTGCTTGGTAGTTAATACCGTATCAGCAGCCAGTTTACCTATCTGCGCTTCCAGTAGTTGTAGCTCTAAACCCATCTTAGACTTAGCCAACGCATACTGCGTGGCTTGCGCCATTACCTGTGTAAGAGACTGTGAGAAGACATTAGCATAGTCAGTACCACGAATACGTTCAGCATCAAACTCCTCACGTAAGTGGGATTTAACAGCTTTGAGCATTACATCAAAGACACCATTACCATCTGCGGTGCCTTTAGTCAGCTCATCAATCTGGAACTCAAGACTGATACTACTATCTGGAATTGGAATAGAAGACATTATATAACCTTAATTAGTCGTTTACAGCGTTACGGTTTTCTTGGCTACGACCAAGCTCAATTAACTCTTCTTTGGTAAGTGTAGGCAAGCGGGTAACATTGAATGCTTTAGCCATCTTAGACTCACGTACATCACGACCGTTCACACGCTTGGTAGTGAAGTATTGCATTTCCTGAGCTTCAATGTGCTCAAGGATAATGTTTGGGATATGGAACTCACTGTTGAACAGAATATACTTACTGATCGTGTTGATAACAGAGTTACCTACAGAGAACAACTGGCCTTGGTAGTCTCGCATATGGGCGGCCACTGGCATTACAACTGCACGAATTAGTTTGCCGCTTTCTTTTTCAAGAGTCACACGGTCTTTGTTTGAAATAGACTTATCATTATCATCTGACTCAGACAGTAGTAAATCCATGATTTGCTTGCGTAGTGCTTTGGCACTCACATTACCTTTATAGTCTAAACCAAGAATATCAGCTTGAGTCTTTAGTAGCTCAATTTCGCTAGGTAATTTAACTTCTTTAGTAGTATCAACGCTCATTAGTCCTGCACCTTGCAATTATTTAATTATAGATAAAAGATTGGCCTAACCCCACATGGGGCTAGACCGGTTAGTTGTTACATTACAGCAGCTGTCTTGATAACTGCGATACGCTCAGTACGTAGGCCCATGAAGCCGTACCACCATTTGATAGAGCTGAAGCCCATTTCGCCATACGGATCATTACGGTCTGCAGTTTCAACGCCGGGCTTACGGTTAACAGTTTCAAACTTATTACCTTTACCATCAGTTTGGAAACCAATAGTAGTGAATGATTCATCACCAACAATCAATAGTGGGAATACATCGTATTTAGTACCTGTACTATGGAATGAAGCATCAGAGTTAGTAGCACCAACACCTGCCCATTTGAACATGTTAGGGACAACTACAAAGCGGAACTCACCAATAGAACCACGTTCGCCTTTAAGCAGAGTAGTACCTGCAGCATACTGGTTGACCGGAACAAAGGCACGTTCACCATGTAAATCTTTCATGGCTTCAAGAGTATGGATCATTTCAGAACCACAGTAAACAACACGGCAAGCAGGGATAGTCTTGGTATCAATGTTACGAGTACCAGTGATAATCTTAGTTTGCTTAGGCGTACGGTTGTTGTCCAAAGTAATCGCCACACGCATCAAATCAGTGTAGGTCAGTACAGAGGTTTCACTTACGGTAGCAGCAGTTGTTGCAGCACCTGTAAAGTAAATCGTAGCAGCGTTGGTCAATAGGTCAATCTGTAGTGCATCTTCAGTTACCTGCATGGCGCCAGTCATTAGCTCACGCATGATATGACTCATCATTTCAGGATCAGAGTCAAAGTTCATCAAGTCTTTTGAGTATTCAGTGAAGAAACCAAATTTCTCAAAAGTACCTTCAATTTCTTTACGCTTGAAACCAACACGGTTGACACGACCACCAGTCTCACCAAGTGCAGGGAGCTTACCAGTGATTAAACCAATGTCTTTGGTACTGCCATAGAGATTACCATCAACAAGTTCAGCACCCGCTGCGTCAATCCCCTGATCGTTGATGTTGGCATCATCAAGTAAAGGTAGGTAATGATACTGCTTAATGCGTGTACCAGAGTTTTTAGGCATACTACGTACATCAGCTAACTGACCGAAGTATTGCTCTTCACGTGCTTCAACAAGAGCTTTACGCTCAAAGAAGTGTGGATTTAATTGGGTAGAGCCTACGGTAGACGCACCGTCATTATAGGTCATACCTTGTTTAGTTGCTGCAACCATCGTTATATTCCTTCAGATTAATATAATTTGTGTAGTTCGGCCATTTTCATAATCTCTTCATCAGAGACAGCCAGTGGATTGAATGCTTCTTCTTTAGCAGAACTGCCACTATTAGGGCTAGCCACTTTACGCTTCTTGCTGTTATTACTTGCAGCTTTAGGCTTAGGTCGTGGTGCTTTAATAACTGGTTTAGGTTCTGCAGGTTTAGTGCTAGGTATTAGTGTTTGCTCCACAATAGAGTAAGCCTGAATATCTGATACATCTTTCAAACGTCCGCAAGAACGTTCGTATTCAACCTTATCTAAAATCTTATTGAAGTCACCATTTTCTTGCTGTTCACTAAGCACACGTAGAACGTTAGGATTGTTGATAACAAAGTGGTGACTATCTTCATCCCATGAGCCAGAGATAGTTTGTAGTAGTCCTGCAAATTTTGGTGAGCTTCTTAGCTCTGCGACCACTTCTTGAAACTTACTCTGCTCAATAACTTTATTAACTGGCTTGTAGCTATCTGTGTCCTCAGACTCAAGATCATAAGCTTCAATACCACTATCTTTCACAAGTTTGGCAATGGCTTTAGGGTCTTTGTTATGCAGGTCAATTAGATAGGAGATTTTCTCATTACTCATTAAACCATGTTCTTCAAGTGTTCTAAGTACACCCATTCCCGGTTTCATCTCAGCCATACGCTTGCTGTAGTTGATACCTTGCTGCACTAAAGTCTTAATGTCAGATGGGTTGCTAATGCTCATCATCTTACCGTTAGCTTTAAACTCAGCAGTGACAGCGTCATAGAAACTTTGCAGCTCTTCTAATGACATACCATCTGTAGGTTCTTCCGACTCTTCGTCAGTGTCCTCATCAGCATCTTCTTGAGTACCTTCATCGGCATTGTCAAAAACATCGGCTTCTGTGGTATCTGCAGGCTCTTCAGTTTCATCTACTTCGGCAGTTTCCACTTCTTCCTGTTCTTCTTCTTCACCATCTATTTCTGACTCTGCATTGTCAGCTTCTGGCTCCGGAGCTTCTTCAGGTTCTTCTGGCGTTTGCTCAGCAGGTTCCTCATCAGCAACCTCTTCGTTGTCAGCAACAAATTGACCGAAATCCATTTGTGCTAATTCTTCATCGGACATACTATACATATCAGGCATTAATATAACTCACTCTCAGGGATAGCTTTAGCATCTTTAAGATTGCTTTCAGACAATTGCCCTTCTTTAATTGTGGATTTTAAGAACAGGTTAAAACGACTAATAGCATCAAGCTCTGCAACTAGTTCTACATACTCTGCACTATCTCGTGCATGCATACATAATTTATTAACTATCTCAATTGGGTAATCCTTTAGGTACATATCAGTTACTAAACTAAAATCTTTATTTGCATAAAGCAGTTCAGCTGAACGTCCTAGTTTTACCTTAGATTCTAGTGTTGCAATCTCTTTATCTAAATCAGTACGTGATAACATCTGTTCTTACCTTAGTTGATTGTTGTATTTATAACCCAATACTAAATTGGGTACATAATTTATTTTCAATTTATTTTATGCAGATGCAGGGCTAGGTATGCGTGCTTGCATCTCAACATCGGCTGCTGACTTCAGTAAGTCCATGTTATGCTTATCTTTCATCTGCTGTGACTGAGCTGCTGCCTTAGCTTCTTGAGACATCAAATTACCTTGGTTCACTGCATCTTGTTTAGCAAGCTCATTAGCCTGTTTAACACCACTCTCACGTTCAGCAAAGTCAATGGCCTTGTTACCGGCATCACCTTCTAGTGAGCGTGCTCGTGCGTTCTCTACACCAACTTTCTCACCATATACAAGAGACTTGGCTTCAAGTTCTTTAGCTTCTGCCATAATTTTAGCAATCTCAGCTTTCTTATACTCAATCTCAAGTTGTTGCATTTCTTGCTGCATTGGGTCAGGTTCAGGTGCATAATCCTCAAGCATCTTGGCTAGGTCAGGCATCTTACGTAAAGTAGCAATCTTAGCTAAAATGGTTTGCATGATCTTTGGACCCATCTTATCGCCCATGGTTTGCAACATGAATGCAAGCTCTTCAGCACTGGCATTATCTGCTTCAGCTGTTGAGATAGTAAGAACCAAGTCAAAGTCGCCCGCTAGGTCATCTCTACGTATCTTAATAAACTCACTATTAGTAA